CAACGTGCGCCCGCGGAACGTGCGATCCCGGGCCAGCTCGGTCAACGTGCGCCCGCGGAACGTGCGATCCCGGGCCAGCTCGGTCGGTCTGAGCTCATGGTCCGGGTCAACCTCGCGGTCCGGGAACAAAAAGACGTGTGTGTTTAAAAAACTGGGACTTTTCGGACAGCCAGTGTGCAAGTGAATCCTGGTTCAGAGAGCGGCGTAAATGGTTCCGAGGGTGGTGAGCGTTCCATCATCCATGAACAATGCGCTCGTGCCCATGACGACATCGCTGGTCGAGCGCGTCTTCCACGTGTAGCGCTCGACGTACGGTCGCGCGTCGAGACCCGCGCATGCATCCTTCATAAAGGATTCGACGAACTGATTCGGATATCCGCCCGTAAACTTGCCTGACCAATCGGCAACAGCAAACTCAGTGACCCAGATGGGTTTCTGAAATTTGGCCCAGATGGCGTCAATCTGGGCCAGGAAAGACACGGCATTGGGTGGAGCGTACCAATGGACGCACACGAAATCAAACGTTCCACCGAGCGCCACAAACTGTTCGAGCCACGATCCAGCCTTTGCGGGGTTGGCAGCCGTAGCAGGACTTCCGATACGCTTGCCTGTACCGGTGACCACCGGCCACAGGCTGATTGCCTGCTGGGGCGTCAGATTTGACTGTGCGGCACCGTCAGGTTCGTTAAAGCCGAGCAGCGGTGCGTCTGGCAACGTGCTCGGTGTGTATGACTTGCCCCACGCCATGGGCACATATGGAATCTGAAGACCGGGTACATTCTTGCTGCTCCATGTGTAATACCACTGCGGGTTGAGCGATGCAATCTTCTGGGCGACGAGTGGATCCGACAGTGAGATGACGGCACCCTTCTTGACTGACATATGTACTACTTGAATATTAATTTTCGTGAATCTTTTTGTACATTGCGACGTAGTACTCACCCGCCTCTGGCGGCTCGCGCTCGATGATCGTGTCGTCGTCGATGTACCGCCAGACGCCTCGGTGCTTTGCATAGGCGGCATAATGCCCGCCGTTCGTCGATCCGTAATGGACGACGAGCCCAAACAGCGCATAGCCTTCGTAGCGCGCCGGGACCCGAACCGTGTACTTGGCATCGTACTGTGCGAACGATATGATGAGCGTGCTCGGAACCTGGGTGATGTACGTCCGAGTCACTGCCGCATTCCACGTATTCCCTTCGTCATCGACATAGCCTGAAAAGGCATCCAGACCTTCGCGATTCTTCATGAGCTCGTCGAGAGTCTGATTTTGCGCCTTGGGCATGACGACAATCGCCGTAATGTCATTCTCCTTTTTGGAGACACCTTTGGGGTACGTCACTTCCTGTGTCTCACGGCCGTTGAAAATCGCCCGGACAAACTCCTTGCCGAGCGACGCCTCGAATGTGTCAATCAACTTCAGAAGAACCTCCTGGACATCGTGTGGCTGTACATTGGCAAACGACGGGTACTTGCGCGTGAAGGCTGTGTGAAAGTCACGCGGGATCGTATAGGCCGACTCCTTGTTTCGCCACAGATCCTTGACGAGCTTCGCGTACTCGCGCGTCAGCTCGCATGGACCGTCGTAGCCCTCCTTCAAAAGATGATTTGAAAGATCTGGTACATGAATCAGGCACTGAATCGCCGAATTCATGTAGCATGTGTTGCCGATGTTCGCGAGTCCTTTCGGCATTTGTATGTAAAGAACCACACTTTTTATCTTTAATTCACGCTCCGAATATACGCATTGATAACGCTGTTGGGTATACCACCCGCCTGCATGACGTGCTTGAATCGCAATCTTCTGAGCAATTGCGGTATGTACACTGTTACAGGCTGCCCTGATAGATGGCCTCCGTTCGTTCTATTCGTACGGATGTTGTGTCTGCGCATGATGTTCGCCGCAGCTCTACGAAGAGCTTGTTCGGTGGTGGTGATGTTGTTTCTACGCTGCAGACCAACTCCCTGTGACAGATTGTTGTTTGGGTGAGTACCCGTGTAAGTGTTAAAGTTTCTGTGAGCACGAAAGTGATTGGTGTACAGCCTCACCAGGGTAGCAACATCGTTCTTGATAGTCATTACTTAGTGTCAACATTTAAAGATGACGCACCCTGGACTATCAAGTACAGACACCATGGAGGCATTCTTTGATCGTTGGTCGAGCCTCATTCGCGAGAATGCGTCCAAGCCCTCGGTCGAGATTGAGATTCGGCTGGGCAAGATGAACCGCGGATCTTTTGACACGAACGTGTCAAAAGATACGTACGACAAGGTGCTTCGGCGCCTCCAGCGCTATGACGGCTGGGAGAGCGTCGAAGAGACTGACACGAGCAACTTTTACTATGAAGGCGGGAAGCGCGCCACCTATGACAACCTCAAGGATGATATGACGGCATGTGTCGTCAAGAAGCGCGTGCTCGTCGATGACGTCTCGCTCGACAACGAGCTCTTTGACGTCCGGCTCGGCATTTCGACCGAGACGCCGTGCGAGCACCGCGACGATGAGGAGTACACCAAGGTGCGCAACCGGAAGCGCGTGTCATTTCTGCGCAAGGATCTCCGGATCGACGTGACGGCCGTGTCTGGGGATCCAGACGACCCCGACTCGGAGAATGAGATGGAGTATCAGGTGGAGCTGGAGCTTCTCCGTGTCCCGGAGTCGCGCCACGAGCTGTACAATATGGTGTACAAGGTGTTTGACGTTCTGCAGATTACAGCCTAAAACAAACAACAGTTTTGCACGTATGGACCTGAAACTCGAAAAGCGCGTCATTGTGTATACACCGGATGTATGGACGCGGACGGATGACAAAGAGGTTCCGAATAAACACCCAGAATTGTTTATTCAGATTGCTCTCGTTCTTAAGAAACCATTCGAACGCTCCGAATGGAAGATTGACAAAAGAATTACGGGTGAGGGCGGCGAGACGTGGCAGTGCGTATGTAGCAAGACGGAACTCACAGTTCCATACATTGTGACGCATGTACCGTCCGGTGAGAATTTTTTGATTGGATCGTCGTGTATAAACAAGTTTGGGAACGAAGAGCTCGACAAGGAGGTCCGAGCCCATAGACGTGCGAATACCTGCGCCGGTGGCAACGTGATTTTGGATCTCAGAACCCACGATGGGAAGGCGGGTTTCTGTGCGGATCCTGTGTGTCGCTGCCGGGGTCCCAAATGTTCGCAGTGCGACACGTTGGAGGATGAGTGTATGTGCCCTCGCTGCACCGATTGCGACAAGGTTGTGTGTCGGTGTCCCAGGTGTAAAATTTGCTCGGTGAAAATTGGCCCGAATGGGGAATGTCCGTGTGATCCGTGTGTTTTTTGTCAGGAGTATCCCAGTAAGTGCCCATGCAAAACATGCGGCTTCTGTAAAAAGAAGATGCAAATTTGCAAGTGCAAGAAATGCGGCAGTTGCCATGTACCAATTCCCCTTTCCGAACCGTGGAAGACTGTTTGTGAATGGTGTTACGGGCATTCAAAGACGTGCATCAGCTGCACGAGACCCGTCCCGGAAAGCTGGAAGACTCGTTGCTTCCAATGCTACAAGAAAACGAAGGTCTAACCAAACTTTTTCTTGGCCCGCATCGAATTGTACCAATTTTTGGCGGGTATGTTTCTGTACGCGTTTCCGAGATAGGCTTGGGCAATTGATTCGCGCTCAGACTTGGGCAGCGTGCTAAAGACGCGCTTACGCCCGTTGCGCACGATCCGCTGGTTCAGGGGGTCATTTGAAAATACGTAGACGCGACCGTTGATCGTGACGTTCGGTGAGCGGACCGGGCTCGGCGACTTGGTCGGCGCAAGGCCCTTTATCCGTTCAAATATGCTCGCCTTGGACATGCGGTTCGAGGCGCCGGCATTCCCGAGATTTCTCGCGATAGCCACAAGCTGCGCGGTCGTCAGACGTGTGTACTGGCGGCCATTCACCTTGTTGCCATTGACGACGTGATTCGCCCGACCGGGTGATCCGCTCGCCGGGCTCCCCGTGACGCCGAAGATGTTCTTGACGCGCTGCGGCACGTTCATACCCGCCTCGTTATAAGCTTTCTTGGCAGTCTTGAATCCCTCTTTGAGATTCTTGGGAATTTTGTAAAAGTGGGGCTGCTTACCGGGACCCGGCCGGACGTAATGGTTCTTAAGTGTGTTGTTCCAGTTTTTGGCGCGCTTGGCACCCGGTGCGCCCATCATAAAGGGCGGGTTGGCCAACACCATGTTTGCGACGTACTGCGGCATGTTGACGCCGGCTTTCTCGTACGCCTTGGTGATTTTGGCAGTCACCAGACTCATGTTGCTCTTTATGTTGTAGAGGCGCGGCTTGAGATTCGGGCCCGGTCGCACGTACTGACCGGCGTTCGGAACGTGATTGTACCCGGATACGAGAGGGTGACGCGCGTTGGTTTTGTTCTTGCGGAGCTTTGCGAGCTTTTCGTTTTTGCTCGGGGGCAGACGTCGCGCCGCCGCCACCTCGACAACCGGTCGGCCGGCAAAATTAGTCGTCGCGACGCGTCTGAACAGGCGTTCAGGTGTCACTGCGTCTATAATCTGGCGCACGGCATTCACCGCCTCTTTCGGCTTTGAGGCGCCCAAGATTTGCACCTGGCCGGATCTGTAAAAGTTGAGCATCATCGCGGGGCTATTCCATTTCACTTGGGCTCTGTTTGCGAGCTCCGGTTCGTAAAAAACCGAGCCGAGACTCGTCGGGAAGTACCGTGTGAGATTTTCGAGTACGAGGTAGCGGCCTATGGACATGCGCGCATCAAACTTTGTGATCCGCATGACGTTCGCATCCGAAATACCCGGGCATATGCGCTCGAGCTGCTTGGCCACCCGGCCGACCGAACTCGCTGTGATCTGGACGGTCCCGGAACGATGGATGATTGCAAACCCACTGGTCGTCTTTATATACCAGTGATTGACCTGGGTGATGTCACCGAGGAACCCGTGCGTCTTTGTGAGTCGGGCGATCGGCAGTGTGTTGATCGTCCTGCGTCCATCCATGGACAAAAACCCACGTGGAATCGTGGCCGGCAGGCTCACTCGCGAAAACGGGTACATGATGCTCAATGTGCGAGCCGTAATGACAGGCTCGGACAAGGCGTACGCGCCGGTCGGAGCCATGTACGAAATGCCTTGGTCACGGCGTGCGCGTACTCTGTGCATGATATTCTTGATGCGTGCAATCGCATTTGGTTTGACCGCCTTTGCTATTGCATTTGCGACAATTTTTCTTGCGGCGGCTCGTGTCGGTGAGCTCATACCATACGGAAATATTTTTTTAGACATCACCGTTTGCGAACTCGCCGGCGGCAATGTCGAGCCCGTAGATGACCGACTGGGCCGTGTACGCCGTGCCGTTGTACGTGCACGTGTCGTTGCGAACCTCGATTTCGCGCGCCGAAAATGGCCCGGCGTAAATGTCCGGGTTGAACTTGCATCGACCGAGGATATTCTCGATGCAGTGGGCGTTGAACGCCGAGATGAACAGCTTCTGTGGTATAAACTTGTCCGACCCGTAGACAATCTTTTCGGACGACAAAAAGTGCTGCAGGGGGTTTGTAAGCTTGGCCACGTCGCCTTGGACATCCTTGAAGTACTGAGGCAGGACGTTCCAAATGTCTTCGCAGTTGTACTTTTGGGCATACTCGAGGTAGGCCCGGATGCACTTGCACACAATGGCTGGAATCTCGCCGTCCAGCTTTTCGTCCAGCTTGGGATCCGCCTTGGCAACCTGGCGAGCAAAGTTCCACGTCACGAGACGACGCAGCACCGACCCCGAATTGTCCCTGTAGCCCGGCACCTCGTTACCCGCCAGGATACCCGGGACATTCCACGTCATGCTCAGCGCCTTGTCATTCTTGCGCGCGATCGAGACATCCTCACCGGACACCATCGACTGAAACTCCGCCTGCTCGAGCGCCAAATCACCCTTGACCTCTGGCGAGATGAACATGAAACCGTCGTGGATCGACCAGAGGCCAAACTTCTTTTCGATGTTGTTTGACAGCGTCCGGACATCCTCCGTGTCGTAAAACTTTTTGCACACCTTGGTAATCAGGGTCGACTTGCCGCTGCGCGCGATACCCTTGAGAAAGGGAATCACCTGCCAGCTGTCCATGTCGCCCGTGTCAAAGCACAGACGCCCGATGAAGACGTACAGCCAACGGCACACCGTCTCGTTGAAGCGCTGGTAATCCATGACGCACTGCATGTGCGGCGTCGGAATGTCATACCAGTCAGTGATGTTCTCGTAGTGATCAAACTGTTGATCAAAGTACTTGCAGCTCACGATCGTCGGATCGAGCGCCTGGCACGCCGGCTTGTCATACTCGTAAAATCGCGAGACGTACTTTTCACCGTCCCACTCCTTCCCAATCAAGATCCCATTCTGGAACGACCAGACGTTCCGATTCTTCTTGATTTCGGGAAACTGCATGTCGCGGCAGTTGCTCAGGTGGGTGATGGTATCCTTGACGATGCTCCCCTTGCTCGTGAGATTGCGCCACATGTCATACTTGTCCTCCTTTTGGGTGTAAAAGTAGACAAACTCCTTAATCTCCATGATGGGCTTCCACGCCTTGGTGAGGTGGCCATCCGCCGTCTCAATCTGTTTGCAGCACTGACCCTTGTACCGGCGCATCTTCATGATGTACGCCTTGTTCAAGAGGTACAGAAGCAGACACTGAAAAGGGCTGGGCTGGTTTTCATCCTCACCGTCATCCATCGTCTTGCAGCGAAACATCGACAGCTCGACATCGTCGGTGACGGGTGCGGTGCATGTCGGGTGGTTGATGCGCTCGAACGAGCGCACGTACCGGAAAATAATCTCGTATGCGTCGTCGGCCGTTTCAATCAAACGCATCATACGAAACGAAAGGCGAAATTCATCGCCGTTAATATCTAGGGTCGCCTGATCTTTGACACCAAGCTCACTCGAGCGATGGTACAACTCGGAGAAGAGGTTTACGAGCCGACGTTTCTGTTCTAGAATCCGATCTAGATCCACATTTTGGGGCATGCCGTTCGAATCGAGCTCATCGTCCCGAAAGAACTGGCGAAACCCATTGGTCAGTGGCGCAAAGCGATCACCTTTACACGTCAGACCCATCTTTTCCTCGAGTTGACCGACGGATTGCTCAAGTTGTACTGGGCTGAGGTTATTGACTTCGGACCGGAGCACCTCCATGCGTATTTCGTGGGCATGCTCGGGCGTCTGGTCGCGGTCAATCGTGTGAACTTCCATGGTGTAGTAGCGCAAGAATTTTTTATGAAAGTAATTTGAGACGACGCACCCCTTTTTTCTCGGAACATCGTAGGATATGGCAGGCGGTATATTTCCTGGTGCGCCTTTTCGATTCAACATCAAGTGCATCATTTTCACAGCCCTGCTTGCAGGAGGCTATTGGTTTCTGCCGCACAAGAACCTCTGGGTTCTCTTCTTTTTGCTTTGGTTTCCCTATATCGCAATGGCGTGGTATGACTACGCGTACGAGTGTCGGAGTCTCAAACCGACAATTGTACCGTTCGGTCGCTATATCTGGTTGCCGTTCAAGCCAAAGTCATACCAGGACGACTTCACGAAAATGTCCGACTCTCAGATTCAGGCCATGAACAGGCTGGACCATATCGTCGGCTGGACAGCCGTCGTGGGTCTCACTGCATGGTTGGTGTTACGTAAAAAGTTTTAGGCCGGGGCGGCAATCCCAGTCACGGGCTTGGCCTGCATGGCAGACAGGATCTTCACCAGGATCAGGTTCTGCTTCTCCAGGTGCTTGCCGATTGCGTCGGTCGCCGACGCCACCTTCGCCAGGACAGTCGCGATGCTGTCCCCCTCGTCGGTCGTCAGGACGCTGAGGAGCATGTCACCAGCAAACTCCTCATCGTCGTCCATCATCAGCTCCTCATCTTCGGGTATAGTGTCAATATTGGGGTCGGCCATTATACAGTCGGCGGCCAAAAACTTTAGGTGCGTTTGGACGCGTCCTGATTTTTTTTCTTGGCTAAGAGTACACAATGGCTGGTGGTCTTATGCAACTCGTAGCTTACGGCGCTCAGGATGTTTACCTGACGGGCAACCCCAAGGTTACCTTCTTCCAGGCGGTGTACAAGCGCCACACGAACTTCGCGATGGAGCTGATCCAGCAGACGACCAACGGCTCGCCGGCCTCCGGCGGCCGTGTGTCCGTCACGATCGCCCGCAACGGCGACCTGGTCGGCAACATGCACGTGGCGCTGACGCCCGCATCCAACATTCTGACGTCCAATAACACTGGTTATGACACCAACTGGCTGGCTGAGCGCGCCATTGCGGCCGTTGAGCTGACCATCGGTGGCCAGCGCATCGACAAGCACTACCAGACCTGGTGGCGCCTGTACGCCGAGCTGTTCCTGAACGAGTCGGACAAGCTGGCCTACGGCAAGATGACGACCTTCAGCGGCCGTCTGGGTGGCACGACCCAGGCTCGTGTGTACCTGCCCCTGCTGTTCTTCTTCAACCGCAACCCCGGCCTGTACCTGCCCCTGATTGCCCTGCAGTACCACGAGGTGCGTATGGACTTTGACCTGACTGGCTACTACAGCAACTACTTCAACACGTCCGCATCCTTCGAGGTGTGGGCCAACTACATCTACCTGGACACGGAGGAGCGTCGCCGCTTCGCCCAGAAGGGTCACGAGTACCTGATCGAGCAGGTGCAGCACACCGGCGGTGACACGGTGACGGCCGGCGCCAACTCGGAGACGAACGTGCAGCTGATCCGCCTGTCCTTCAACCACCCGGTGAAGGAGTTCATCTGGTGCTACACCAACCCGAACGTGACGGTCAGCACGAACACGGGCACTAACCTGAACGCCCTGTGGAACTTCACGACCAGCACGGCCAACGTGAACGTGACCTGCAACACGATGGCTATGGTGCTGTCCAACAACTGGATTCTGCCCAACCAGTCTGGTGTGCCCGTGATCTGCAGCTTGAACGGCGCCTCTGGCACTACGGGTGTGACGGCCGATGCCGGTGTGTCCAACGCCTACTGGACTGAGGATGGCAACAACTTCCTGGGCTCCACGGCCACGTGGGCAGTGGAGGTTGGCCCCCTGCACCTGTTCAAGATTGTGCTGAACGGCCAGGACCGCTTCAAGGAGCAGAACGGCAAGTACTTCAACCAGGTGCAGCCGTTCTACCACCACACCGGCACGCCCTACCCGGGTGTGTACGCCTACTCCTTCGCCCTGCAGCCGGAGGAGCACCAGCCGACTGGCACGTGCAACTTCTCTCGCATTGACAACGCTCAGGTGTCGATCCAGATGAAGTCGAACAGCCAGACGACCCTGCAGAAGCTGTTCGCGGTGAACTACAACATCCTGCGCATCCAGTCTGGTATGGGTGGCCTGGCCTTCTCCAACTAAACTCACTCGCAAAAATGTCTCTTAATATGGCATCATGACCGAAATTCTGGGGCCTCAGATGGCCGGGACGGTTATGAAATCGTAAACAAGACGACAGCCGTATACTCGTGGTACAAGACCCCGACCCAACGTCCCAACAACTGGGTCCCTCCGCGTATTACCGAGGTCAACTAATCCAACCATACAATGTCCCGTGGGA